GACATTTTAAAAATCCTCCAAAAGAGGTTCACGTAATAAACGAATGGTTTATAGCACTTGTAGATAAAGTACGTATGACAGTAGTAGCTGGCCCAACCTCAGTATATGTAAATGAAGAAGGCAACGAAGGCCTTACAGGTACCGTGACCCTTGCTACATCACACTCATCAATCCATATCTGGGATAATTCAGACCCATATTTATTTCAATTTGATATTTATTCATGCTCATGTTTTACACCAGAAGAAGTACTTGAACATTTGAATAAATTTGACCTAATTGATTACGAGTATATATTTATAGATAGGAACGATAAAATGAAAATTATCGAAACCAAGTCTAGTAATGAGGAAGAACAAATTTAAACTTCAAGAACAAATAAATAGAATAAATGAGTTAATAGGTGTCAATTCGGCAGCTGGTAAACATTTATGTGTTGTTGATATTCAACCAGAATATCAATCTGGTTTTTCGTACTTCTTAGGTGACTTTATTAATTTTCTAAATGAAAACTACGAACATTTAGCTAATTTGACATTTTTCTATAATGGCTATGATAGTTTAGGTATGATTTCTGAATCAGATTATAAATGGTGGTGGATTGAGAATGGTCTTGAAGATTACATCGTTGACCAAGCAATATTTTATGATAAGGGATATGCTTTTTTTAGATATTGTATTGATGAAGGTATTGAAGATGAAGAAATTGTGAACCTTATCAAATACATGATTGAAAAAAATGTTAACGACAGTAGAGATTTGGATAAAGATTTTTGGAATGAATATGTGGAAAGATTTGGTGATGAAAATATCAGAGGATTATTGGAATTTGCTGGTGATTCATTAAATATTCCAGACTTGATGGATGAATTAAGAAATTATAATGGAATTGTATTATGTGGTGGTGGTGTAAATGAATGCCTTAAAGAAGTTGAAATTGCATTACAAGCTTTAGATAAACCTTTCAATATCATAACAAAATATACTTACTAATGAATAAATATCTCTTTATTTTGGTTCTTTTTCTTGCATCTTGTGCATCAATGAAAAAAACAGTGGTTAAACCTGATATTAAAAAGGATTCAGCTATGACTGATTCTTTGAACCCACAAGACATAATTGCTTACAGTCCAGCACCGCCAGAACCAACCCCAGCACCGCCAGTTTATAGCCACGGCAAAACATCTGCTGCTAAAAAAGTTGAACCAACAGTTAATGAAGAAGATGGTCCAGACCCACTAAACATTACGGTTGTCGATGTTGACAATGATAGAGTCTATAATAAGACAACCCAAATGGGTAATGTTGTTTATAAAATCCCTAATTTAATGCATGTTAGAAATTCATATCAAGTATTGGTTAGGATTTCTAAGTCAGAAGCTAATATTTATGAAAATATCAATGGTGAGGTTTCACACAGTAAAATACCTATAACAGAAACCATGCAGGTTAATCTTATTGACGATAGTCCAACAGATAGTAAAAACTTTGATATTGTTAAAGATAATGATAGTATTCAATTGGTTGATACCAATGGGACATATACTCAATGGACGTGGAATGTAACCCCTATTAAGGTTGGTACTGGTAAACTTAAGGTTGTAATCTCAGTTATTCGAGATGGTAATAAAAAAGATATAGTTTATGAGGATTCAGTGAGTATAAAAATGGATTTACCTAAACAGATTGTTTTTTGGGTTAATAAATATTGGCAATGGTTAATGACTAGTTTAATAATACCATTTGTTGTATGGTTATATAAAAAAATAACAAAAGATGAAACTAAATAACCTTTTTACTGAAATCTTAAATGAAGCCACCAAAGGTAGTCCTATAGTAGCTTATCATGGTAGTACACATAAATTCAGTAGCTTTACTGATGAATTTGTTGGTGGTAAAGATGCTACTGACCAAGAAGGACCAGGTATTTATTTTACAACTTCATTAAAAGATGCTAGTACATATGGTGAATTTCTATATAAGGTTACATTAACTCCAAGGAAGCTTTTAGATGCATCACCAAATATAAGTAAGTATAAAGGTATTATTACAAGACTTACAAAGATGGCACCAAATTGGAAAGATACTGCTCAAAATTGGGCTGAACATCCAGAACGTGGTGTAATTAATTTTGTTAATTCTAGCATACAGTATAATGAAACTGAAAAAGACCTTTTTCAACAAGTTTGGTTTGACTTTTATAGATATGCTCCAATTGAATACGTTAGAAATGTAGTTAAATTAGGGTATGATGGAATAATAATTGATGGTTATAACACTGATAAAACTGTAAAACACATAATTGTTTATAACCCAGCAATAATAAAATATAATGAAGAAGTTAATTAAAAATCTATTAAGGGAAGCACTAATTGAAAAACCATTAGAAGAAGATTACCCAAGTAGTTGGAATATTGAGGAGTTTAAAAAAATGAGTTCTTTTAATAAACGTATACAGTATTGTAAACAACATCTTCAACAGATTTCATCTGGTTCTAGTAGAATAGTGTATAAGATTGATGACCAAAAGGTATTAAAGCTGGCTAAAAATCAAAAAGGCTTAGCTCAAAATGAAATAGAAGCAAGCTATAGTACATTTGAAGATTTATCTAGCATCACTGCTAGGGTATTTGCTTATGATGATAATGACTTATGGATTGAAATGGAGTTGGCTAAACCAGTAACACTACAAATATTTAAAAGAGTGACAGGATTTGATTTCAACAATTTTTGTCAGGGATTGGATAGTCATTATTATAAGTTAGAAGGTCATCGTAGAAGAATTAGAAATGTTAGTGAACCACCCAATATGAATGATTTATGGGCTGACCCATTTGTCTATGAAATGCTTTCGTTAATGGCTAATTATGATATACCTTCTAGTGATTTATGTAAGTTAAACTCTTATGGGTTAGTAAATAGGGAAGGTGAAGATACTATCGTTATGATTGATTATGGATTAACAAACGAAGTATATGACTCTTATTATTCTTAATTAAATTTGTTTATATGAAAATAAAGTCATATCTTTGCATGATTAAAAAATGACTAATGGAATTAACTAAAATCAAACAGGATTTAGAAGATAAATTAAAAGTATTTGGGCATCAATTATCTGAGCAAGGGAAAGAAACAGAAGTAGCTGCAAAAATTTTACAAAAACATATTAAAGGTGAAGAAGTTACACCTGAGGAAGATGTCTTATTAAAACAAAATTTTTATGATACTTTAAAAATTGCTGGCATTGGAATACCATTTGTATTAATACCTGGTGCTAGTATTCTATTACCAGCGTTGATAGTTATTGCAAAAAAACACAACATTAATTTATTACCATCGGCATTTACAAAATAGTTTTATGAAAAAAGTTATAAAAGAAATATTAAGAGAAAATTTAAACACATTAGGCGTTCCTGTAACAAGACCTAACCAAGTACTTATTGTAATGAGAGGTATATCTGGTTCAGGTAAATCAACCAAAGCGAAATCTTTGGTTGGGGAAGGTGTTATACACTCAACTGATGACCTTATAGATGCGACAGGAGATTACAGAGGGTTCTTTGCAGAAATGTTAAAGACTGGCAACTTTGTAAATCTTAGTCGTATGCACTCTAAGAACCTCAAGAATGCGATGAAATCTATGAATGAAGGGATAACACCAATTATTATAGATAACACAAATTTAAGGGCTAATGAAGCCAAAGCGTATATAAAACACGCTTTAGAATCTGGTTATGCTGATGAAAATATTCAAATTGTAGATATAGGTACTGGTGGATTAACTGCCGAAGGATTAGCAGCTAGAAATTCACATGGTGTTCCATTGGATAAAATTGAGCAAATGGTTAAAACACATAAGAGTGTTGGACCATTAACCTTACAGAAGATATTAGAATCCAAGGATATGTATAAAACTTCGGATGTATTATATTCTTGCGTTTTATTGGATGATAAGTCACACGGTATTTTATTAAACAAATTTGCTAATGATATCCCAGAAGGTTGGAAACCATATGCTCACCACATGACAATAAATCTTGGTGAGTTAAAGGATAAATCAGCAATTGGTCGTGCTGTTACTTTAACAGCAACACATTTTGGTAAATCTGATATGGCTATAGCGGTATTGGTTGATGGATATCCTTCAAAGAAGGAAAATCCACACATCACATTAGCGATTAATCCTAACGGAGGTAAACCAGCTATGAGTAATGAAATCACCAATTGGAAAAGGATTAGAAGCTTTACTTTAACAGGTACTGTAACAGAAATTAAAAAATAATTTGGTTGTTTCAATTCAAGACCATATATTTGCAAAAAGTTTTAAAATGACAAAAGAAGAAAGACGACTAGATTTAAATAATAAATTACTAAGAATGGGTCAAGCTTTGGCTAAAGAAGGTGTAGATACCAATGATGGTTGTATATTAACAGCTGGTAGTGTCTTGATTCTTATTAGTAATTTAATGACATCTGAAAAAGATATGTTTTTATTTGGTGAATTAGGGTCTATGTTTTCAGCCAAAATGATTCTTGAGGATATGGAACGTAAAAATCCTAAAATTGTGGGGGATGAATTCATGGCTGAAATTTTATCGAAAATAAATAGTCAAAATCCTGAGGTTCCTAAGCCAGAAGAACCAAAGATTGAAGAACCAAAACGAAAATCGAAAAGAAGAAAAGGAAACAATGGGGACTCAGAAACTGAGTCCTAATTTTTTAACGCTATAAAAATGTTTTATGTTAGCGATAGTAGAGTTTATAAAAAAAGAAGGATTAGCCAAAGCTATCCAAAAGTTCAAATTAAAGGTTAAGGTTTACGAACATAAGTTACACTTAAAATATGACCAACTTGAATCAGATATGTCTGCCAAAGAGGTTCAAGAATGCCGTGGACTTATCTTGAATAAAGAAACACTTGAAGTGATATCAATGTCATTTTATAAATTCTTTAATCATGGTGAAGGTCATGCTGCAAAAATAGACTGGAATACTGCACGTGTTCTTGAAAAGGTGGATGGTTCAATGATGCAAGTTTATTGGGACCCATTTGCTAAAAAATGGTTTGCGGCTACTACTGGTACTGCTGAAGGTGAAGGTGAAGTAAATAATAAAACAGGAACTACCTTCAATGAATTATTTTGGGAAACCATTAAAAAGACTTGTCCAAATATATTAAAAGATTTAGATTATTTCAAGACATCTACTTTTGTATTTGAGTTAACTACTCCATACAATATTGTAGTAAAGCCACACGGTGAATCTAATGTAACCTTATTAGCTGTAAGAGATAATAGAACTCTTGTAGAGGCAAGATACGAACAACTAAACAGATTTTCAACTGAACTAGGGTTGCCATTGGTTAAATCATATGACCTTAACGCAAAGGACTTCGGTACTTTGATAAAAACATTTGAAGGGATGCCATGGTCAGAAGAAGGTTATGTAGTAGTTGATGGTAACTTTAACCGTGTAAAGATTAAAAATCCAGCTTATTTGGCTGTTCATCACCTTAAGGGTAAAACTGCTGAACATAATATCTTAACAATTGTTAAGTCCAATGAAATTGAAGAATTTGCTTCTACTTTCCCAGAAAGAAAAGAAGAACTTCTTAAATTAAAGGTTAACTACGATTTGTTAGTAGCTCAGCTAAAGGGTGTGTGGGATGAACTTACACCAAGAAAGCCAAAGAACATCACAGCTAATGAAAAGAAAATGTTTGCAGCTGCTGTATTTGAAGTTTGTAAGAAACATAAGGTAGATTCGTTTACTGGATTGTTTTTTGGACTTGAAAGTGGTAAGGTTGAAAATATTGATAAATTCATGATTGAGTACGATGACAAAAAACTTTACAAGATTCTTTAATTAAATTTGGTGGATTGAAAAATCCACCTTATTTTTGCATTCACAATACAAAACAAAACTATGGATTTACTTAAAACAAAAGCAATAGCTGAAGATTTAATAGCGTTATGTAAAAAACATGACGTTACAATAATTACAGGGTTTAAAAAAGATGAAACTTTAAACTATAATTTAGATGGTTTAAATATATTCATTACCGATTGGACTCCATCAAAACGAAAAATTTTAGATAAAGCTATTGGAGAAGCCACTCAATACCCAACAACATTAAAAATAACATTAAATAGATTTAAGCATGAAAATTAAACAAATCTTTGATGAAATCGCCATCGAATCATCAACAAATAAGAAAGTAGAAATCCTTAGTCAGTATAAGGATAACGAGTTATTAAAAAGAGTTCTGTACCTTGCAGATTCTCCTCGTATAAAATTCTATATAAAGCAAATACCCACATATGAATGCGGTCCTTTTGACCAAGGGTTAGAAGTTGCTTTAGATGCATTAACGGCTTTATCCTCAAGAAGCCTTACTGGTCATGCGGCCATAAACCACTTAAAAACCACTTTGGAGTTTTGTAATCCAGATGATGCGTATATAATTGAACGCATCATTGAAAAGGATTGTAAAATTAATCTTGGAACAACACTTATTAACAAGGTATTTCCTAAATTGATTGAAGAAACACCTTACATGGGTGCTAAAGCCTTTGAAGAAAAGCTTGCAAAAAAAATCATATCCGATGGACTAGCTTATAGTCAAATCAAAATGGATGGGCGTTATTGCAATGCCAATATAAAATCACATCTTTGTGATTTAGAAAGTCGTCAGGGTGAATCAACTCTGTTAGGTGATGCTAAAATGTTACAAGAGTTAGCAACATTAAACGATTGTGTTTTGAATGGTGAGCTAACTATGAAAGGTATTTCTCGTTATGAAAGCAATGGACTGATTGCTTCATTAATTACCATAAAAAAGAAAGAGCTTGAAGGTAAAAGTACTGCAAAGGAAATAGCTGAGTTTGAAGCTGACCATATGCCAATGCAAGAAGCTTTAGATAGAATAGTATTCACTGTATGGGATATGATTACCAATGAGGAATATGAAGCAGCAAAATCAAGCAGACCTTACTTTGAAAGGTATAACTCTATGGTTAAATTATTGGAAGATAATCAATTTACCAATATAGAAGTTGTTGAAACTAAACTTATAATGACTTATGAAGGAGCTATACAACATTTTCAAGAAGCTTTAGCTCGTGGTGAAGAAGGTACAATCTTAAAAGCTTCTAAAGGTGCTTGGAAAGATGGTAAACCTACTTGGCAGGTTAAAATGAAACTGGAAATGGATATTGATTTAAAAATCATAGGATTCAATTACGGTACTGGTAAAAATGCTAATGTCATTTCTAGTGTTACCGCTCAATCATCTGATGGAATTGTAAATACCCGTCCAACAGGTATCAACGAAAAAATGATGAAGTTTATTACTGATAATCAAGATAAATTATTGAATACTATTCTTGAGGTTAAATGTAGTGGTCTTTCTCAAGATTCTGATGGAAATTATTCATTGTTACATCCAGTATTTAAAACGCTTCGTGATGATAAGCTTAGCTGTGACTCATTGGTTTCAATCAAAGAAATCGAAGCAATGGCCAAAGGATTAAAATAAATTTGGTAATATCAAATCTACATCGTATATTTGCACTTTAAAAATATAAACATGAAGAAACACATATCATTTCCTTCAATTGAGCAATTCAAAAATATTATTGCTAATGTAAATAGGAAACATAATTTTGTTGGTTTGGACGAAAATGGTGACGCTATTTATGACCCAACCAAACCAAAACCAAAGCTTAAGTTCAAAGGAACTGTAAAGTTACACGGCACCAATTTTGGAGTATCGTATAATGCTCAAGATAATATATGGGCTCAATCTAGGGAGAATATTATCACTCCTGAAAAGGATAATGCAGGTTCAGCATTTTTTGTTGAATCTCATAAAACTGCTTTTTTGATTCTTATGGGTCAAGTAGCTGATAAGTATGGTATTGATATAAAAACCAATACTATTACGATTTATGGTGAGTGGGCTGGTAAAGGTATTCAAAAATCTGTAGCTATCGCTAATATTGACAAGGCTATGTTTATTTTTGGTGTTAAGATAACACCACACCCTAAGGATGAAGAAGATAAACCACGTGCTTATTGGGTAGATTCTTCTTTCTTAAGAAGTCCTGATGATAGAATTTTTAACATCGAAGATTATCCTAAATATGAAATTGAAATCGACTTTAACTATCCTCAATTATCTCAAAATAAGATAATTGAAATGACTATTGCTGTTGAAGATGAATGTCCAGTTGGTAAAGCTTTTGGATTTGAAGGTATTGGTGAAGGAATTGTATTCTCTCACATGACTGAAGATGGTGAAGTTTATCGTTTCAAGAGCAAGGGTGAAAAACACTCTAAGGCTTCTAAGGTTTCAACTCTTAAGCCAGTTGATGATGCTAAAATCAACAACATTATTGAAACTGTAAATAAGGTTACTCCAGATTGGAGACTTGAACAAATGTTGGATAAAACATTCGACATTATGAATGGTGGTACTATTGAAATCAAAAGAATGGGTGACTTCATAAGGAATGTAGTAAATGATGTTATAAAGGAAGAATCTGACACAATAGCAGCTGCTGGGCTTGAACCAAAAGATATAAATGCTAAGGTTTCTGAAAGATGTAGAAATTACTTTTTTGTAAAGCAAAATGAGGAAGTCGGGCTTAAATAAGCTTGACTTTCTTGTTATTTTTAATATATTAAACTAAAAAAATGGAACAAGAACAACAGTTATATATACCTAAAAAAATCAAAGTTGGGTATAATAAGAGAGAAGATACATATACCAAAAAATTAGCCTATATTATCTATTATGATAGCAAAGGTATCTTAAGAAAAGAGACTAGTTGGGAAGGATGGAGAGATAGAACCATAACGCCTGACGAATTTGATAACGTACCTACAGAAGGTTTTGTCTTGAATAAAGGTGTCGGTGGTCAAAGACATAGCTATGGTTGGGATGCACGTAATGAATACATTCGTGTTTATGACCCAAGAGGCTTTGAATTTGAAATTAGCGTTGCTAATCTACTTTACATTCTATTAGAAACCACTTCAACAAAAGGTAAAGGTCTTGAGGGTGAATTTGTATACTCTTGGGAAGGTAAAGAATTAGTTTTATTACCAGTTGGTAGCGGTGCGTATAAAAATTCAACTGAATTTACTGATTTACAAGCAGGTAAGGTTTCGGCTAAAGAGCTTATAGCTGGGGCAATTTATCGTAATAAGACTCAGGAAGATTTAACATATTTAGGTAGATTTAATTGGTATACTTTTGTTCCAAAAGAAAAATATGTTTATCACTATAATGATAGAGATAGGAACAAAAATTATGACGGTAATCATAATGTGATTAAGTCTGAAAAAATGTATGTTTTTGTTGATAAGTCAGGGGCATTTTTACCTTATAAAGCTCTAACACATTTATCTAAATGTATTGACGAAACACCAATATCAAATTTTGCTGAATTAATCGAAGAATTCAATAAAACGATGATTAATTCAAGTAAACCTATTTCAATCAAAGGTAAAACTAGAAAGATTAAAATTTCTTGGAACCCAAATAATCCTTATAACACGGTTAAAGACGGGCAAACTTTCATTAAAACAAGTGACACTGAATATAGAAGTGTTGAGATTAGAGTTGATTATGAATATACCAAAGGCGTACCAGTTTTAAAGGGTTATACTTTGGATGATAATAATAAAAAGATTATAATTGATAATGGTGAAGTAATGACAAAATCAGTTAATACAGCGTATTCATATTCAGACCGTAAATCAAAAATTTATACAGAAGATGAGATACATGCGATGGATTTTTACAACGTATACGCCGTTTTAGAGAACGGAAGTGAAATAAACTTTAAAAAATACAATTTATATTTTTAAATTATGGCAACAATAGACCAAAAACAAGTACAAGAACTTTTTGACGTAGTTCAAAAACAAAAAGCTGAAATCAGCAAAGCGGAAAAACCAACGTGGCAGACAAACTGTTCGTTCGGTTTTGATAAATCAACAAGTTCTAGGACAAACCTAAGAACAGTAAGTGATGTGAATGATTTAGTTAATATCTTATCCTTTATTTTAGGTAAAGAAAGAGATGTAAATGAAGCTAATCAAATCTTAGGTGTAACTACCGAATTTGAATGGTTTGGATTCAGCAAAGCTGACTGGGTTAGTGATTTGAAAACCAGAGCTTCCCAGATTACCTTAAGCAAACGTAAAAAAGAGCTTGAAGAGTATGAGATTAGACTTAATCGTTTGGTTAGTAAAGAAGTTAGGGAGCAAATGGAACTTGCTGAAATAATGAAAGGACTTCAAGGTTAAATTATGATACAAAACAAAGTATTAAGACTAGAAAAAGAGGCAACACTTAAAAATGGTGTAAAGTTGCCAGCTGGTCAAGAAATTGAAATAGTGATGGATGTAGTCTACATGGGAGGCTATCCATTACCACCAAATATGCAAGGGCTTATGTTAAATTGGGTTATAAGTAACCCTACCCTTTTTAAAGAAACGACAAAAAATTGGTAATGAGCGAATTAAAAACTGGATATGAATGGTGCCTTGAAGAAAAAATGAGGTTACTTGAATTAAAAGATTGGCCTACAGATTGGTCATTCTATATGGAATCGTATTATGATGAAAAAATCACATATGGTGACTTCTATGATAGAATTAAAAAATGTAAAATAAAGCCAAATTCTACTCCAAGAAAAACAGAAATGTTCTTGGAGTATAGAATGTATGGTATTGTACCGTATAATTTAAGTCCAATACAACAGGGGATTCAATTTGGTCACGCAGTAGTAGAATACGGACAAATGGTTAAAGGTATTCCACCGTTTGAAGCAGTCTATGACAAGTTTGCTAGGAAGGATAAAACATTTATTATCTTGAATGGGGGTACTACCAATGAAAGAAGAGAAAAGTTAGGAACGATGCAACTGAATACTGAGATTCTTAAAGATAATGGTATTTTGTTTGCTGAGTTTAGAGAACCAGATTTAAATGACACATTAACGGCAACAGTATTCTTGGTTGACGAAAGAGTTTTCAACCGAGAACTTTATCCAGATTTTGTAGAAAATTTTCAAGCAACTGATGAAGTTAATGAAAAACAATACAAACAATGGGTTGAAAAAATCGGGGGAGAAAAGAATGCATTTTTAAGAAATTTTTTAATAAAATTTAGATTAGCGTAATGAATAATAAAGTAACACTTATGGGAAAGATTGGTTTTGAACCAGTCAACTACACCAAGAAGCATAGTATGCAAGCTTCTTGGAAGAGGGTTGCTATGGTCTTCATTGATGGTGATGTTACTGAATACTATTCTTGGTTTCTAAAAAAACGTTATAATTTAACACTTAATAAACCTATCAGAGGTGCTCATATATCCTTCATAAATGATAGTTTAAAGGATATGTCTAATAATGGTTTAAAGAGTTTAGAAGAGGTTGATAAGGTATGGAATAACGTCAAAAACAAATGGGACGGTGTTGAGATTCCAATTATGTTAAGCCTTGAACCAAAAACTAGTGATAAACACTGGTGGTTAAACATTCCTCACGATTACCGTGATAGACTTCATGAGATAAGAGCTGAAGTTGGTCTAGGCCGACCTACGTTTGGTCTTCATATGACAATTGGATTAGCCAATGAAAAGAACATTGAGCATTCTAAATACATTCACACACTAATTAAAACAGGATTAATAAAATGAGTATTAAACCAATAACGCCGCAAGAGGCAAAAGAGCAAATTGAGAAAAGTTTTCCAGAATTTGTTATTCAGGGTATAAACAATGCGATTAATAAGAATTACTTTGGTAAACCTTATTTTACAATCAAACAAGATGCGATTGTAGCTGAAATAATGGCTGTTGCACCAGAAGGAACTAATAGAGAAAGTCTTTTTAGTAATCATTGGTTAGACTTTGAAGAACTGTATCAAAAATTTGGGTGGGATATTAAATATGACAAACCA